ACAGATTTTACTGGTTCTTATGTTACAGGGGTTAAGTCTATATTGCAATTTTCAATTTATAATTCTAATGGAGTTGGCGTTGTTATAACGGGGCGTGTTAGGGTTTTTGTAGCTGGTTTTGAAACTTATGTTATTGAGTTTTCAGATACAGGTACAGCAACTTGGAAAACTTTTTTCCAAATAATACCTATGCAAAGTGATATAGATTTTATTATAGAATTGGATGCTTTAGATAGTGGTTGCGAAATGTATTTCGATGGTTTTAAATTTGAAATTGACGATAAAGCAATAAACGTTCCAACTCCTTATACTGGTTATGTTCCTTTTATTTACGAAACTACTCAAACTATCGATGTACCAAGTATTGGTAGTAATAGTTATTATGCAGTAGTTGTTACTTTAGAAGGCGCAGAAATTGGAGATTACGTTACAATGACCTATCCAAGTGATATTATAACTTTAGGTTTAATTGTAGGTTATCCAATAGTTACCGATACCGACGAAGTTAGCGTATTAATTCATAATCATAGTGGCGGTTCAGTTAATCCAGCAAGTGGAGATTATTCTTTTAAAATAGTAAAATGAGTACATTAACAATAAGAAAAAAGAGTTTAAAGACTTGGTTGCATACAGATAGTATTTTAGGCGATTTCATTATCTCTAAATTCTATTTTAATGCAGATAGTATTTCTTTTCAAATAGTTGAACAAGGACAAAGCAAACGAGTAATTTACAATATTTCAGATATAACACTTTACGCTTTACCAACTGGGGGGAGTGCCGAAACTTTTACTACAATTACTGAATTATCTTTAAGATTGGAACAGTTAAATTACCCCGCTTTTCAATATGACGGACAAATTACTTCTATTGCTAATTTAATCGATGCGGGTACAAACATAACTATTACTGGAGATGGAACGGAAGCAAGTCCTTATGTAATTAGTTCAACTGGTGGTGGTGGTGGTTCACAAAACTTACAACAAGTAACTGATGAAGGAGCGACAACTACAAATCCTATTACTATTACCGATATAGGTTCAGATAGAAATTTAGTTTTAGACCCACTTTCTCAAGGCATTAATCTTTCATCCGTAACAGAAGGTTTAACATCTCAAATGATATTAGATTATATTGGCACATATAATTCAGATTATAGTAAACAAGTAGCGTTAAGCATTATTGGGGATGGTGGGCTTTATATAAAATCAGTTGGCGGTACTGACCCAGCACTTATAAAAGCCAACTTATTGACAGATGAAAGAAATTACGAACTACCTGACGAAAGCGGTACTATTGCTTTATTATCTGACATTACAGGCGGTGGTTTTACCGTAATATCTACAAATACAACCGCTTCAAACGATACTAATTACTCAGTTGTAGCAAATGCTACTTTTACAGACCCATCGCCAACAGAAGGTAAAGGATATGTAGTTTTTGTCAGAAATGGAACGGCTACAATAGGCGGTGTTGGATATACTGCTGGGTATATTATTTATCGTTTTTTCCATTCGGGAGCGTGGAGTAGTACTGTTTATGTAGATAAGGTTTATGTTGATGCAAAAGTAACTGATGCAATAGTTGATGGAGTTACAACGGTTGCACCTTCTCAAAATGCGGTGTTTGATGCTTTGGCTTTAAGAAAAAAAAGGATTATAGCAGATACTACTTCCGTTGTAGTTAGTGGCACAACTGGGTTAGTTTTAGCTAAAACTTATGAGTTAACCGCTGGTACATTGTCAGCGAGTGGATTTTTAGATGTATATATGTTTTCTTCAAGAACAGGTGGCAGTAACGCTCACTCAATGGGATTATATATTAACACTACAAACAATTTTGGAACTGCAACTTTGATAGCAACAATGGCAACTGCTGGAAACTTCAACCCGCATTTACCCGCTAAACTGCAATATATTTTGAAAGACAATCTATTAATTGGCGGTTTATTTTCACAAACAAGTGGTTCAAATATGCCAAGTTCAGCAACACGAGTTTCGGTAGCTTGTAACAACACTTCCGCCTCTGTTTGGTTGTTTGTTGGTGTAACTTTAGCAAGTGGTCAAACTATAACTTTAGAAGGAGTTGAAATTTTAAATTAAAATATATGAAAACAATTTTAGATATAAATAGTGGTAAAGTACTTTATGCTTCGGCAGTAGAAGTAGAATTAAAAGAAAATGAAATTGCAGTAGATGAATTGCTAACTGAAAAGTTTATAAGTGCTTACTACAACTTTGAAACTAAATCATTTTATGAAGGTGCAACAATAGAAGAAATTGAAGAATATCAAAAAACTTTAGTTCCGCAAATCATAACTCGCAGACAGTTTAAAATTGCTTTGGCGGTATTAGGTAAGAATGAAAATGATATTTTAAACGGAATCAATCAACTACCCGAACCATCAAGAACGATAGCTATGATTAGCTATACAGAGGCGGGAACATTTGAAAGAAGTAACCCCGAATTAATATTTGTAGGCAAAACTTTTTTACAAATGACAGATAAGGAAATTGATAACGTATTTGTAATTGGAAGTCAATATTAAATTAGGTATGGGGATAGTTTTATTTATTGTTGCTATTAGTCTATTTCTGCCACTTACTATAATAAATTTCTTTTGCGTGGTTTTGAAATATGGGGTTAAGTGGAAAACAATAAACGGATTTTTTAATCAAACCGCAATAGATATTGACCGATTTGGAAACAGAAATTTTAGAACGTTATTAAATATGACCTTACAAAAAGAAGGTTACCAATTTGGGAACATTAACGAAACAATTTCAAGTGCGTTAGGTAAGAATAAAAGAGATAAAACATTAACAAAAACTGGTTTAATTCTTTGCTTTATTTTAGATAGTTTAGACGAAAACCATTGCATTAAATCAATACAAGAACTATGATACAACTACGAAATTTATTTCATTACATAGGCGGATTTGCCTTTGCTTATGCAATAGGAAACGCTACTGGCTTTTATGATTTTTATGTTTGGCAAAAGATAATAGGAAGTCTTATAGTAGGAACTGTACTTGGTTTAGGTATGGGATTTTCTTATGAGTTTTATAAAAACGTAGTGTTTAAAAATCCCGTTGATGAAACAGATATTTATCGAACTGCTATAGGTTCGTTAATTGGATTTGCACTTTCAACACTTGTTTCAGATTTAAAAGTTATAAGCGTGTACTTGTTTCTTTTCTGTTTAATGTTATTGGTTTTAGATACTGTTTTTGCAATTATAAATAAGAATAAAAAATGATTTGGTTGTTAGAAAATTGGGTTGCAATAGTAAGCACAATATCAATCCCTATAGCGTGGATATTTGGTGGTAAACAAGCTAAGAAAGTTGAAATTAAAAACAGTAATGGCGATTTCTTAAATAAAGTACAAACCATTTACGATTCATTAGTTGACGATTTAAAAGCGGATAGAGACGAATTAAAGGCGTGTAATGTTCAACAAGATGATAATATCAAAGAATTAAGAAATGATGTTAGAAGTCTGCAAAAACAGTTTAACGATTTATATTTAGCATACGCAAAAGAAGTTGAAGCATCAAAGTATTGGAAAGATAAATTTGATGAGTTAGAAAGCAAGTATATCATTTTAGAAAAAGACCACGAAGCACTTAAAAAACAATTTGAAAACTATAAAAAAGCTAACAAATGAAACTAAACGAAGCGGGTTACAAATTGATTTGCAAATTTGAAGGATTGAAATTAAAACCTTATTTGTGTTCGGCAAAAATCCCGACAATTGGATATGGAAATACCTACTACCCCGATGGTAAACGAGTAACTTTATTAGATAAAGAAATTACAAAAGAACACGCTTTTGATATATTCAAAGAAGTAGCTGACAGATTTGCTAAAAGAGTAGATACATTAGTAACTAAACCACTTACGCAAAATCAGTTTAATGCATTGGTTTCATTTGCCTACAATGTTGGTACTGGCTCTTTTCAATCCTCAACTTTATTAAAAAAGGTAAACATAAATCCAAACGACTTGACTATTAGAGCCGAGTTTTTAAGATGGAATAAAGCAAATAAGGTAGTTGTAAATGGTTTAACAATTAGAAGGACAGAAGAAAGCAAGTTATATTTTACTAGATAATGCTAGTTAATTCAATCATTATTATACCGCAAAGGGTATAATGTTGATTATTTCAAACAAATTATACCCTTTCGGTTATTATCTTATTTATAACCTTTCTAAATAAGTCGTAAAGTAGTGTTTATAACTACTTTATTGATACTTTTGATAAACCAAAACAGTATTTATGGCTTTTAAAAAAGGTAATAAGTTAAGTAAAAAGTACTTCTCGGATATAGTAATCGACTATATACACAAATTCCCAAAAGCAACTACAATGTCTATTTCAAGGATAATCTTAAAAGAAAATCCTTTAGACTTTAACAACCTAGAACAAGTTAGAGGACTTGTAAGAAGCTACAGAGGCGAAGCAAACACAAAGTCGCACGTAACAGTAATTCAAAACAGAACCGAAAAACAAAAAAAACAAGCTATGTCAAAAGTAATAGATTTACCAAGTAGTGATTATGAAAAATGCGAACCTTTTATAATCCCTAAAGGTCAAAATAACATTCTTATTTTAAGCGACATTCATTTTCCTTACCAAGACAATCAAGCGTTACAACTTGCTTTGAATTATGGATTAGAAAATAAAGTTAATTGCGTTTATCTAAATGGCGATATAGCCGATTTTTACCAATGTAGCCGTTTTACAAAAGACAGACGATTGAGGGATATGGCTGGAGAATTGGAAATGGTAAGAGGGTTTTTAAAAACAGTTCAAGATTTATTTAAATGCCCTATCTACTATAAAATCGGAAACCACGAAAAGAGATACGAGGATTATTTAATGATTAAAGCACCTGAATTATTAGGTATTGACGATTTTAAACTTGAACAACTTTTACGATTTAGAGAGTTTGGCGTTACGTTAGTTAAAGATAAGCAAATGGCTTTAGCGGGTAAATTACCAATATTGCACGGTCATGAATGGTTTGGGGGTTTTGCTCCACCCGTAAACCCCGCTAGAGGTCTATTTTTAAAAGCAAAACAGTCAGCTTTGGTTGGTCATTCACATAGGACCAGCGAACATTCAGAAAAAAACTTATCAGGAGAAGTTACTACGACTTGGTCCACAGGGTGTCTTTGTGGTCTTGAACCCGAATATGCGCCTTATAACAATTACAACAGTGGTTTTGCTCACGTTATTGTTCATAAAG